ACCCCCGACTCTCCCTGAACGTTATATCCCCGAAAACGTGTCTATAAGTCACGATCAAGGCGGTTCAGGTGACAGATAGTCATCATCAGGCTGAAACAGGCTCAGATCGGCTGGAACAGGTTTTGCAGCCGTCATCAGCCCTACTGATTGGCAGCCCGACGCCTAGAATCCACACGCCACTAAATGATTTGCCGTCCAGGGGTCAGGAATTGATCGATTTCGCTGACACGATATTCCCTGACGGATTTATGCCGTGGCAAAAGTACGTGGCGATCAATGCCCACAAAGTCAAGCCTGACGGCAGGTGGGCAACGCCATTGAATTGCATTGTCGTAGCCAGGCAGTCCGGTAAATCCACACTGATGCTTTCACGTATCTTGATGGGTTTATTTCATTGGGATGAATCGTTGCAGGTCGCATCGGCTCACCGATTGGCTACATCACTTGAACAATTTAGATCGCTGGTTAATCTGATCGAATCATCAGATGCTTTGGCAAAACGCATTAAGCGAATTCGATGGTCGCACGGCAGTGAGGAAATCGAAGTCCAGGGTACGACGGGAATCAATCGATTCATCATTAAGGCTGGCGGATCAGCTGCTCGCGGTATCTCGAAACCTGAAACGGTACACCTGGACGAATTGCGTGAGATGCACGAACTCGAATCATTTGCATCGTTGCGGTACACATTACTTGCGGCAAAAAATCCGATGGTGATGACATATTCGAACGCTGGCGATCAACACAGCAAAGTGTTAAATTTGCTACGCGAACGGGGAATCGCCGCTGCGTCGGGTGTGGTTGATGACATTGGATATTTTGAATGGTCAGGTGCATCCGACGCTTTGACGGATGAAAACTTTGCAATGGCGAATCCTGCTTTGGGTCATACGATCCACATTGACAATATTCGCAGCGTTTTGAAAGACCCACCCGAAGTCGTACAAACCGAAGTGCTTTGCCGATGGGTACAAACAATCAGCAGCGTGATCAGTCAAGCAGCGTGGGATGGATGTGCTGATCCTGAGGTTGATCTCGATCCTGAGAAACTCACCTGGCTGGCTTTGGATATTTCACCGGACAGAAAACATTGCGCATTGGTCGGGGCGCAGAAATTAGGCGATGAACGATTTATCTTGAAACTATTGCACACGTGGGAAAATGAAAGGCAACTGGATGATCGAGCAATCGCGAACGATGCCGCATTTTACTGCCGCAAATATTCGATTGAACATTTGCTATACAGCCGAAAAACTAGCGGTGCGGTAGCGGCTCGATTACAGCCAGCAGGAATCCCGATCTACGATATGGACGCGTCATATCCGCAATCTTGCGATGAATTGCTAGGCGCTATCAACTCAGGCAGGTTGCGTCATACGAATCAACCTGAACTGACTGCCCAAATGCTTTCGGCGGTTCAATTACGTCGAGGCGATGGGGGATGGGTAATAGGACGCAGAGCCAGCCAAACGGCGGTGTGTGCAGCCGTGGCATCGGCGCTCGCCACACACTTTGCGACACGCCCAGAGACGGAAACCGACATTATGGTGGGTTGATGGTAAAGCACTGAGAAAATTTGCAAATGGGAATTCGTGACATATTTGCAACGCGTCAGGTACAAACGGTGGCAACGCCGCAATCACCTGACGTATCTGCACAACTAGGGCCAGTCACATCGCTTGATTCACTCACTCCATTTTTCGGCGGCGCAAATACTGCAACCCGTGAGGAATTTATGTCGATACCGACAGCAGCCAGGGCAAGAAACATCATCTGCTCATCGATCGCCAGTATCGGACTTGAAGTAATTGATCGATCTACTGGAATGGAAATCGAGGATGCACTGCCACGTGTTATTCGTACACCTGATCCGCGTGTGCCAGGATCAGCAACTTACGTATGGACATTAGAGGACATTTTGCTTTACGGGTATGGATATTGGCAGATTACAGAATTATTTGCAGACACATTCCGTGTGCGCAGTATCGAACGCGTTTCACCAACTCGCGTGACAATTCAAACGAACTCACTCGCCACTGAAATTGAATATTATATGGTTGATGGATCGCCAGTACCGAATTCCGGTATTGGATCACTGGTCGTATTCAACGGCAATGATGAAGGCGTCTTGAATCGAGCAGGTCGAACAATCCGCACGGGTGCGGAACTAGAACGTGCCGCTGCGATGTACGCACGTGAGCCAATTCCATCAATGGTGTTGAAATCCAACGGCACGGCTTTACCAGCTGACAGAATCGCCAAATTGCTTGATTCGTGGGCAACAGCCCGACGCAATCGCGGCACTGCGTTTCTAAATGCTGACGTAACTTTGGAGACAGTCGGATTCGATCCTGAGAAATTGCAACTAGCGGCTGCCCGTTCATACATTGCAACCGAGGTGGCACGTGCTTGCGGAATCCCTGCATATTACGTCGATGCCGAAACTGGATCATCGATGACGTACTCCAACGCAACTACACAGCGCCAAACGCTGCTGGATTTCTCACTTATTCCGCTGATGACAAGCATTACCGAAAGACTTTCAATGCCTGATTTCATTCCATCAACGCAACAGGTCAAATACGACTTATCTGATTACTTACGAGGCAGCGATCTTGAACGTGCAAACGTTTACAAAATCCTGAATTCGATCGTGGACGCTGAGGGCAATCCAGCAATCACAATCGATGAAATCCGACAAGCAGAGGAAATGATCAAATGAAGGTAAATACACCATTCACAATCACTGCCGCTGATTCTGAGGCACGTACGATCACCGGACAAATCGTTGCATTTGATACCGCTGCCAAAGCATCAACAGGTAAAGTTTTATTCAAGGCAGGATCAATCACTCCAGCAAATGTGAAATTGAATCTAGAACACGATTCAGCACGTCCAATCGGCAAAACTTTGGCGATGGAACTTTCACCTGATGGAAAGTCAATCAATGCAACATTCAAGATTTCAAAAACCACTGCTGGATCAGACGCGATCCAGGAAGCAATGGACGGACTCCGTGATGGATTCAGCGTTGAAGCAAACGCAATCGATTTCGGATACAACGAGGACGGCACAATGGTCGTCAATAAAGCAGATTTGGTCGGTGTCGCTTTGACGCATAATCCTGCATTTGATTCAGCACGTGTATCAAATGTCGCAGCGAATACCGCACCAGAAAATTCCGAAACATCATCCGATGAAGCGGAAGCAACACCCACACCATCAACAGAAGGAGACGCCGTGGAAAACACCGTCACAGAGCCAACTACCGCCGAGACGGTAGAAGCGGCAGCAGAAGTACAAGCAGCAGCAGCAGCACCAAAGCCAGTCAATTTCATCGCATCACGCAACCCAGTCGTATCACCTGAAACATTTTTGATGCACCAGGTTGCAGCAGCCCGTGGATCAGAAACATCACGTGCATACATCGCAGCAGCAACAGCATCAACAGATAATCCAGGATTGATTCCAACACGCCAACTCCGTGAGGTCGTAAACGGCTTAGCAGACAATGTTCGTGCATCAATCGATTCCATGTCCAATGGAACACTCCCAGGCGCAGGACTCGTTTTTCAGATTCCTAAAATCACCGTACTGCCAAATGTTTCACAGATTGATGAACTCGATCCGGTGACTCCAACAGTTATGGAATCAGAATTCATCAACGTGGATGTCAAATCGTTCAAGGGCAGCCAGGTTATGTCCGTGGAATTAGCAGATCGCAGCGATCCACTATTTTTCACCGAATTGATTTCAAATCTCACTGCGCAATATGCACGTGCAACCAATGAATATAACTCAGCGCAAATCATTGCAAATTCAGCAACAGCATCAACAGGATATGGATCAGACATCACAGCTGAGGAATTGCTCGCGTGGGTTTCAACTGCGTCAGTTTACGTTTATGAGCAAACACATAAATTTGCTGATGCCATCGTGGTCTCACCTGCAATGTGGGGTCGCATAATGTCATTCAACGTCGATGGCAGACCAATTTACAATGCGCTGCAACCTCAAAATGCGGCAGGAAATGCTCAGCCACGTTCACTCCGTGGATCAGTCAATGGACTTGATCTTTGGGTTGATACTGCGCTATCAGGTACAGGTGACAATTCAATGTACGTCATCAACCGCGATTCATACACTTGGTACGAATCCCCACGTCTAGAACTCCGCACGAACATCATTTCAGATGGTTCAATCGGAATTCTTATGTACGGTTATGGTTCAACAGCCACGAAAATTGGCTACGGCGCATACCGTTTTTCTGACTAATAAAAACTAATCATCGGCTAGGTCACTCCCGAACTAGCCG